CATTCCACAGAGCCTTGATTGAGTTGATCGCAGACAGGAAGGTAGCCAGCATCCTCGCAGCAAAGGCCACAATGGTAGAGATTACGTGTGCAACCCAGGCAACTACGGCGGAGATTATGTTAGCGAAGAAAGTTACGAAAGCAGTGAGTATGGCCCTCAGCATATCCGGGATGATGGAGTGTCCCACCAGGGCATTCGCGAGGTGGGTAAAGAAGGCAATAACCCCGGTTACGAAACCCTCGAAGAACTTGTAGATGGTCCCAAAGATGGCGATAGCAAGACCCTCGACGAGCTTAATTCCGCCATTCCATATATTCTGTATGCCGGACCACATCTGCTTAAATCCGGCTTGTATCGTTGCCCCATTGAGGGTGAGGAGGCCGTGTATGACAGTGAAGAAGCCTGAGAATACCTGCATGATGCCGTGGGTGAATTGAATAGCCCCAGCGACGATATATGCAAGCCCAACAACGAAGGCATGGAGAGCGCTGATAAGTCCAGTAATGACCCCAATCACTACCCCCACGGCAAGAGCAAGCGCCGCACCAATGACGATAGCCACATTCCGCAGGACAGTCATGAGGGTCCCACCACTTATCCCCGCCGACTTGAAGACATCGCTGACCTCTTTCCACATAGGTGCAAACTGCGATCCTATATAAGCTCCAAGGTCTTTCAGCAGGCCCCAAATCTCGTGAAAGTACAAGGACACTGCACGAACAACCGAGCCGAGAGGACTGATCGTATTCTGGAGGCGTGCCCAATTCCCGGAGAACCACGTAATCGCCGCAGCAGCCCCAGCAACGATGGCTATGACAGCGAGTATGATGCCAATAAACAAGGCGAACGGGGAAAGAGCTATGGCGACAATCAGGCCCAATGCAGCAAGCGCGGCTCCGATTAACATAATAGACGAGAAGGCTTTGGGGTTCTCAACCGCCATGTGCCTCATCATGTTCACGAAGTCCAGGATTTTACTAACCACCGGTATAAGCGCCATAGAGAGTGGCCCACCGATCAATATGGCAAGGTCATGCAGGCTCCCTAATACGGCCTGGGTCTTACCACCGAGAGAGTCCTCCACCTTCCCCGCCTGTGCCATTGCCGTACCTAGCGCATCATGGCTGTCTTTCAATTGCTTCGTCAACCCAGCCAGCTTAGCGAAATCTTGGAGGATGATAGCCAGGCCCGCACCGGATTTCATATTGAAGAGCTTTTGCAGGATGTCGTTAGCTTCTTTGGGGGTCTTGTCCTTCAGCAGTTCGTAGAGCCGCTTGAACGCCTCATTCACCCCGACAAACTTCCCATGCGCGTCATAGAAGGTCAGCCCCAGCTTATGAATTTCGTCCTTGAATGCTGGTGTGCCGGATGCTATCTGACGGAAGAGGTAGTAGAGCGCTGTTCCTGCCTGTGCTCCGGAACCAAATACACGTCCGAGGGTATCGAAGACGGGGATAACCTGATCCAGTGGTACGCGCAATGCATCAGCAGCGGCACCGACTTTCACCAGACCAGAGAGCAGTTGTGCCGTAGAGGGAACGCCATGCTCAAAGGCAAAGAATAGGAGGTCAGCAGTCTTGGCGGCCTGGGAGGCAGGGATATTGAACGCAGCCATCACGCTAGCCAGCAGACCAAAGGCAGCAACGGGCTTTACACCAACCGCCTCAGCCAGAGCAATCCCCTGAGCGGCGACATACTTGATGATGTCCCCAGCGGTTATCCCTCTCTGTCCAGCAATGGTAAACCCAGCAGCGATCTCATCCAGGGAGAAGATAGACCTCGCACCTAGGTCCATCATGCTATTCGCCATCTGCTGTAACTGTGCATCCGTGGCCCCAGTAGCCGCCCGAAGACCGATTATAATTGTGGCGAACTTGGCTGCCTGGTCGGTGGTGTAGACAATAGCCCCACCGAACAACAAGAAGGAGGCAGCGAGACCAGCAACAACCCCCAGGCCAACCATGCTTTGAGACATGCTCCCAAAGCCCACTCCGGCCCGCTTGGAGAGTACCTCGATCTGTCCTAGCTGCTGGTTTACCGCGAAGAGTCCCCGGCTTGCGGCGTCATCGAGGAAAATTCTGATCCCGACGTCCGCGCTATTGCCCGCCAAGCTGTCTACCTTTCTGCATTATGTGACTATTTAACTCCTCATTCGTTCTAATAAGTAGAAGGGTTCGATATGTGTTTGGTACTTTTGGGTGATAGAGGAGTTTGCAATGAGAGACCTGAACTATTACGCTGGTTACTTTGATGCCGATGGTTCGGTACGGGCCTACAAAAACAAGAAAACTGTTCAAGTAGGCGTAGAGGTCACGAATACATACCGACCAATGATAGTAGAGATGCACGAACGCTTCGGCGGAAGGCTTGAGATGCGCCCGCAGGATACAAAACCCAACCAACGACAAGTGTATCGCCTGCTTATTACGGGGCAAAAGGCCAGAGATTTCTTGTCTGCTTTGCTGCCCTACCTTGGTGAGAAGAAGGAGCAGGCCCGGCTAGCGTTGTCCATTCGGTACGATGGTGCAAGAAACACGGGTAAACACCGGGCACCCCTCACAACGGAAGACCTGCAAGAACGCCTAACAATAGCCGCCGAAATCAAGAGACTAAAGAGGGTTGAGTACGGGGAAGTGGCTTAGGTACTCATGTCTCGGGGGTCGGCGCAGTCATTACAGTCTGTGCCACTCCAATAGTCGTTGTCGTCTTCCTCACCAAAGCTAAATGTTTCCTCGAAGCCCTCCTTCAGCCCCACACCACTACTCCCTCCGCGCTCTGTCTCCTTGTTCTTCTTGTAGTTGTACGCCCCCTGCTCCTCGAAGACAACAGCCAGATAGAGAGCCTCCTCTTCTGGAAGCCTGATAACCTGACCGTAGTCCCATCCGAAGGCATCGTAGCAGGAGTACCGGAAGGAGAAGGAGTATATGTCAATCTCTGGCCTAGCCGCCCCGCCAGTTAGGAGGCTTCTTCTGACGGACTCTCTAAAGGGTCGAGTTGTGCCTTAGTTGGTGGTTGCGTCCCGGAGAGTATGCGAAGGGAAATCTCGTCAAGCAGGCTGCCGTCCATCTCACTCAAGGTCTTCATATTAATCGGTACGGGCTGTCCTGGGGAATACTCGAAGGGCCAATACTTCAGGCCGACGAGACAGATCATCTTTGTGTATGCCGACTGGTCCTGCCTGGTGATGGTTGGCTTCCCGTCCTTATCCAGGTCTATTTGGATCGCCGCCCTGTTAGCCTTCTGCCTCTCATCTATGGTCAGGGCACGCTTAATCCTGATGGGGATACTCTGCCCCCGCCACGTAACCACCACCTCTACCCCACGATCACTTGCATCCGAGGAGTATTCAGACCATATAAACCGCTGCTCAATCATATCCTCTGCCATTTGTTGTGTCTTTTCTTTTAAGTAGGCAACTGCGTCCTGTATCATGTCGTGTAGCCAGTATTCGGGACCGTGTTCTGGACAAAGCCCGTGATGAGTGCCGCACCTGATGGTACAACCGCCTTACCTTTGGCTTTGATGAGCACGTTGTCCTTGGTGGTGTCATGCTCCACGGAGTCGTAGGAAAGGTTTGGGAGCACCATGTTGAGTTCCTGGTATGTGTTGCCCTGAGCGCCGATGGAAAATGTGCCGCCCGTCAATCCCGCACCAGACCCGGTTAATGCAAGGCCATCATTCAGGAGAGGACCAAGGAAGCTCACGGTGTACGGCCCACCAGCAGCACCTGTAATTGTCGCATTAGCCCCGACACTAGCAAGCAACTGGAAAGCTGTCTGCGCTGTGGCCCCGGTAGCATTGAATGAGATACCAGCAGTCGTCAGGCCGTTGTAGGTCAGCGTGAATGTACCCGCAGATGGAGCACCCAAAGTCACCACGAAGGTCTTGCCAATGTTCAACCCCTGGAGGTCGAAGGTAAGCGAGTCCAGGACGTTATTGCGCCATCGGTCATAGATTGTGGTGTTATCAAACCTCGCGGTAAAGCTCACGTCTATGTCCCGCTCACCGAAGTAGACAGTCACGAAGTCCTGGGTGCCATTCGCGGGATACCAGAGGGTGATCTTCTGGGAATATTCAATCTGCATTTCGGCTACGTCCTGACTCACCACGTTGTCCACGAACTTGATCGTAGGTGCATACCCGGAGAATGGGAGGAGGGTCGAGTAAGTAGGTGTTGGCGGGGAGTTATTAGGCTGTGCGAAGAGTCCGAGCCAGTTCCCATCCATCTCCAGGAGCTTCCCGTCAGCGACAAAGTGTAGTATCCACTTCTCCAAGACTGAGTATGGCACGTAGTAGGTCTTCGCATCCAAGGACCGCTGGAGGGTATAGCTCGGTGGCACGTCCTGTAGCTGGAATGTGTGCTTCCAAACAGAGGGGAGGTTCACGGAGTCTGGTTGCGCCGAGGAGGGGAGTCCCATACCAGCCCACAGCAAGATCGGGGATACATCGTTGTAGTATGGCCCCTTCATCTCCATGGCTGACTGGCGCACACTATCCACGACACCGTAGTTCGCGTTCCTGTCGCCTCTCTCCTCGTTTAAGTATTCCCGCTTCTTGCCACCTTTGAAGACGGTTTTGGTTGGGATGTACTTAGTTGGGACAGTGATCGCAGTACCGGAAACAGACTCCTTCGCACTTCCCGTCCACGTTTTCTTTGAAATCGCCACGATACATACCTCCTATCAGGGCATCGCGATAAGGTCTACGGTGATGTCAGCCGCGAGGTTATCCGCATTGCCGATCGTGCCCTTGACCTGGAGGAATGTAGAGGTCGACCCGATTGCGCCCTGTGTGGTACCCGTGTAGTACGGAGTCACCTGCACGCCAGCAGCAGCGAAGGCAGCAATTGCACCACCCACCCTGGTCATGCCGGACCCACCACCAGCCACCGTGGTCGCATCGAGTTCCCACACAATCCCCGGCGTGGTGCCCGTAATGGCCGAACCATTTCTGACGACCAGTATCCAGCCAGCCTCGCCACCGTAGGGGATTAGCTTGGAGGTGTAAGTAACGCCAAGGCCCGTCACGGCTGGGGTGAGGACCTCGTGTAACAGGATTTGTTCCTGCCTAAGAAATGCCATGTTGCTCCTTACACGCGAAGGGGAGTGCGTGCTTATATCTCTATGAAGTCTACCGATACGCTGGGGAAGATGTTATCTGCATTTGCCAGAGTACCTACCACCTGGACCTGATAGGTATGCGCCGCATTAAAAGAGGGAATAATCAAACCCTGTGTGGAGTTCAGGTAGTAAGGAACCACCAACGCTCCTGCCGCCGTCTGAGAGGCTATTGCACCACCCACCCTGGTAAACGCACCACCGTTGTCCGAGAGGTCTACTTCCCAAACGATGCCAGGTGTGG